CAACTTCACAAACGGTACAGAGAAGCCTTGTGCATATGGTAAAAGTCGGTTTTTCAGAAAAGTAATACAGTTGTCATATGGTACTGGTATGATAACAATATGACAGTCGTACAGAAGTTATATAAGTTGATACAATGTACATACTGATAAAGGTTCTCAATTGCACAAAAGCAACGCAATACTCACGTATGGCAAGTGTTCTTCACACATCCTCACACAATGCACACAAAGAAGAAAAGTGTTATAGAGATAACAACAAACGTGCAAAAAGTGTAATAATAAACACACACACAAAGAACACAATAACTTCATAATACACATACGGCATAAGTGTTATTAATAACAGATTTGAGGGTAATGTCAAAATAAAATCGTGAAAAGCAACGCTATCCCCCACCCCTCGCATCCCCTTCACCGAGTACAAATAATTTTTAATTTTTTCCTCTCCCTACGAACGTGGCACTTCGCACCTATACTTCGGTATCCTACTCCGTGGCACTTCGCATTTGATACTTCCCTACTCCTATTACATAGCACTTCTCATTCCGCATTTGCTTATGTTCCTCTATGACACTTGGCAATTGTAAGATGATATATTACTAATGTAGCATTGCAAGGGCCACTTGCAACAGCCCTCCTCCACGTTCTTCATTCTACACTCTCCGGCATTGTTTAACTAAATCATTGATTTGTAATGAGGTACGACTCCTAGGGGTAAGTGCCCACTTAAACGAGCAAAGTATAGCACTCAATGATTGCTAAATAGCATTTTAGCTCTCACTTTGAGCAAAAGCCCATTTGTGCAGAAAAGTGCGGTGTGTCCTTACGTGAAAGCCCTTTCTATAGCTTCGGCCTCTGGTATTGTTGTATTGTCGGGCTGAAAGCCCTGTAAAAAGAACAGATTGACAGGTTTTGTATAAGTGTATTGTTGACAGATAAGTACTTCGGGTATATACTTATAGTGAGGGTAGACTATGAAAGCAAACGGAATCGAAGAAAAGAAAACCCTAGTGCTTAACTCTTTCAAGAGAGCCTTTGACTACGAGTCTGCCTTGGCAACATACGGAGTTACTTCTGAAGAACGTGACGAAATGGAAGCCGATGAAGTCTTCTGCTTGCAAATGAAGCAACTTGAAATGGGACTGAAGGAACGTATAATTGTAGGACTTTGCGATATTGCAGACCCAGAGAAGAATCCAAAGATTGCTACACGTTTGGAAGCACTCAAGGAACTTGGCAGAGTACTGTATCCAGATAGATTCAGACCGAAGAATGAGGAACAGGGAAATGCTACAAAGGTGATTGTGTACGTACCAGACAATGGGCGTGGAGAGGGAAGTGCTACGCATGGTGGCAAGTTTGACGGTGGAACAATAGAGGAAGAAGTAGATGCTATTTCAAAAGAGGAAGGAGACGATTGAGAATAAGCCCGTGGTATATAAGCCACAAAAAGGGCCTCAAGAATTGTTTCTTTCCTTGGATTGCGATATCATAGTGTACGGAGGAGCCGCTGGCTCGGGGAAAGCACAGCCTTTGTCAGCTAAGATTGTTACTCCGTTTGGAATGTCAACAATGGGGGACATGGAAGTTGGAAAGCAGATTTGTAATCCAGATGGTACAGTTGCAAAAGTATTACAACTGCATCCACAAGGGGAACAAGATGTTTATAAGGTAAGCTTTTCTGATGGAAGCAGTACACGATGCACAGGTGACCATTTGTGGCTTGCTCATTTTGCAAGTTATAAGGTAAAGGCAGACCGAAAGTATTTGACTTTTGACGAAGATATTCCTATTCGTGGAAGGTTGTGCACGACACTGGAACTAATGAAGTTTATTAATACGGAAAGAGAACGGAAATACCACGTATTAATACCCCTCACGAAACCAGTGCAGTACACAAGAACGTCAAAGGCAGGTACAGCAAGTTTGTACCCAATAGACCCTTATGTACTGGGTGCTTTGCTTGGTGACGGATGCTTAACAAGTACTGTTATTTCACTTACGTCTGCTGACCAAGAGATTATTGACAATGTAGAGAAAGGACTTGGGTTTAAGTTATCTAGATGGGAATCAAGTTTGTATGGTTATGGGATACCAGATAAGTATGGAGAGCTTAAGCGAAAGCTTGCTAATCTTGGCTTGTTATATCATGATTCGTATAACAAGTTTATTCCAGAAAATTACAAGTATGCACCTATTGCAATGAGATTGGCACTCTTGCAAGGGCTTATGGATACAGATGGAACAGTATCAAGTGATGATGTTTCTTCTGTAATGTATGGCACAAGTAGCAGAACATTAGCGATTGATGTTAAGCAGATGGTAGAATCACTTGGTGGACGATGTACAATAACTTCCAAGTATCCAACTTACATGAGTAAGGATGAACTTAAAGTTGGGCAGTTGGCATTCACTTGTTATATTGTGCTTCCAAATCCTAAAGATGCCTTTCGTTTGACAAGGAAAAAAGAACGTTGCAACACCTTATTTAATGGAGGGTACTCAGAGCTTACTAGAAGAATGATAAGTGTTGAACTTGTAGGAAGAGAGCAAGTGCAGTGCATTACGGTAGACCACCCTAATGGGCTTTATCTTACGGATTACTTCATTGTAACACACAACTCATTCGCACTATTATTAGACCCAACTAGAAATGTTGGTGTACGTGGTTACGAAGCATTGTTGCTTAGACGACAAGCAACACAGGTTACGTCAGGTGGTGGGTTGTGGGACATATCTTGTAAGATGTATCCAGACCTTGGGGCAGAACAAAAGCTCACCCCACGACCTACGTGGATTTTTCCGAGCGGAGCAAAGGTAGCGTTCTCACACTTACAGCATGAAAAGTCTGTAAAGGCATGGGACGGTGCACAACTCTCGATGATTGGTTTTGATGAACTGCAACACTTTACGTCTACGCAGTTTTGGTATATGTTGTCCAGAAATAGGTCAACGTGTGGTGTACGGAGTTATGTGAGAGCAACATGTAACCCCGACCCCGACAGTTTTTTGGTAGATTTGCTCGCTTGGTGGCTGGATGGTGAAGGCTATCCAATTAAGGAAAGGTCTGGTGTAGTACGGTGGTTGTTACGTATCAATGGGGAAGTACAATGGTACGATAGCTACGAGGATGCAAGGAATGTGTATCCCGATAAGATTGTCCCTTGGGAATTAAGATTGCAAGGTGAAGCATGGGAATACGACCCAAAGAGTTTCACATTCATATCTGCCAAGTTACAGGACAACAAGACACTGATGAAGCTAGACCCTTCCTATCTTGGAAACCTTTCTGCAATGTATGAGTACGAGCGTAAGCGTTTGTTGCTTGGCAACTGGTTTGCAAGACCGCAAGCTGGAGAGTTATTCAAGACAACGTACTGGAAGTACATTGAAGAAGCAGACCTTCCGCATAAGTCCAAGTTTAAGAAGTTTGTACGCTATTGGGACAAGGCTGGAACGTTGCCTTCGGACGTAACACCAGACCCCGACTATACGGTTGGAGCTTTGCTTGCACTAGATGAACAAGATAAAATATACGTACTGGACGTAAGACGTGGACGCTACGAGCCAGCTGACGTAGAGAACTTGGTAAAAGCGACTTCCGAAATGGACGGAAAAGATGTGGCAACATGGTTTGAACGTGACCCTGGGTCTGCTGGTAAGGCAGAAGCACAGATTTATTTGAAATTGTTGATGGGCAAAGACGTACACATAAACCAGAAACGTACAAGCAAGCTTGCATACTGGAGGCCGTTTGCGGCACAGGTAAAGGAAGGAAATGTATTCCTTGTACGTGGCACTTGGAACAGGGCTTTTGTTGATGAAATGGCTGGTGTAACAGATGGTACACAAGCATCACACGATGACCAAGCGGATGCTTCTTCTGGAGCATTTATGGTGTTAGCAAGAGCAATGAAACGTACAGAAATGGCAAGTGCGTTGTCGAACGTAAGGATGGGGCAATGAAGTTTACACCGGAAGAGAAGAAAAAGTACAGAGCGTTGTACAGGCAATCAAGAGAAAGTGAAATAGCTCGGCTTGATAGCCAAGAGCAGTATTTCATGGAACTTATTGCTTTTGCGGCTACTCATACACTGAAAGAAATTCCAGAGAAACACTTGGAAGCCCTTCCTGTTGCACGTGCTTCCGTTCCTTGGCGTAGTAGCAACTATGTGCATGAAAAGATTAAAGAAACTGCACACCTTTTTGCAGTAAATGAAATTGTGAGGGCAAGAAATGGCCAAGCGTAAAACGTTGTTTTCAGCAATAGGGAGCGTCTTGTTTGACAAGTTGTTCTCTGACATGCTGGAACAAGAGAGACGTAGAATAAACAAGAATCCGTTCAGTGTGACTAATGCCGCACTGAATGTTGCTACGCCTTCCAAAGTTGACACTGAGCTTGTACGTAGACTCTATAGGAACACTGACAACAGTTATGCAATGGCCGCACACCTTGTGAAGCCTATTGTAGACAGCAACTGTTCATTCATTGGAGTCCCTGCTATACGTTCAGCTAATGGACGTACATCCACTGCAATTGAAAAGTTTAAGAAAAAGATTCCGTTCCATCAAGTTCACAGAATTGCTGAGCGTGAGGGAACGGCATTTGTTTGGCCACAGGTAGGGTTGGACGGAGAGCTACGCTTTGTTGTCATTCGTCCAGAGACAGTCGAAGATATATGTATCGACCCTGTAACAAAGGATGTAACTGCATATATTATAGTAGACCAGTTTTCCTACAAAACCTCTGATGGCAATACGCACAATATGAAGACCACTGTTGTTGTAGATGCAAAGAAAATCGTAACTACTAATGAAACAGATATAGCTTCGCTTGTTGGAACTAAAGTTGTACGGAATATCTTTGGATTCATCCCGATTGTACGCTTTGTAAACGATGCAGAGCCTTGGGAAGTACGTGGACACAGTGAGATTGAGAATATCGAGCCACAGTTGAAGTGGTACAACGATATCTCTGTTGAAGCTGGACGTGCACAGAAACGTGACGGACATCCAAAGATGATGGTTCGTGCTCGTAGCCCCGAAACTTGGGTTGACAACAACTTTGGTATTGGTACATGGGCAAAGCTTACCACAGGGCAAACAGCACTTCGTATTGACGACAGAGACTTCTTTGTTTGTCAAACTGGTGAGACTGCTGACGAAGAAAGTGAGACGGTTTCCTACATAGAAGCAAATAGGACAACTGGTGAGTACAATAACCTATCCGAGAAGTCCTTCACGAACATTATCGAAGGTGCACAGACACCAGAAATAATTATGGGTGCTAACATGGGCACTTCACTTGCTTCTGTACGTGAACAACGTCCTGCTTATATTAAGAAGATTGAGCGTAAGCAATTTCAGTACGAGGAAAGTTGGAGACAGGTCATTACGGTAGCACTGGACATTCTTGGAACAACATCGTTCTACAAGTACGCCAGCAACGACTTTAATTTTGTATGGCCTACACCAGACTTTGCTTCTGAACTTGAAAAAGCCTCTACGCTCAATACTCTTTCCACTTCACTTATCAAAGCAAAAGAAGCTCATATCATCGGTGATAAAGAAATATTCAATACACTTAAGAACTTGGATATCATCAAAATCAACCAAGATGAAGCAGAGCATAATGCAGATATTGAAGAAACTGCAAAGAAGATGCTTGAACGCACAGAAGATGAACGTGCAAAACAAGACAATAAGATGAACAAGCGTATTGCTGACGGAAGCTATGATAATACCGCTGTCAACGATGATGCGGCCGAAGAGGATGACGCAAATGAAGAAAAAAAGTAGGGTAGAGCAGTTTAGTGCACAGTTTAAATCTGCTGTTGCAAAGGGTGCGAAACCAGAGGACATTCCTGTAGGCAACGCAGATACTGTAGGAAAGCTGTTTGGTACTATGGAAGCTGTCGAGTTTGTAAATGAAGTTCTGCTTGGTGAAGACCATAGGACTGACGATTACTCTGGCAACATTGTACTCACGGAAGAATGGGCACAGTCCTTTGCAAAAGCAGTCAACGAGAAGCCTGGGTTCTTGTATATCAAAGGGCATGCTGATGCAGAACATTGGGCTATGCGTGCGATTGCTGATGGGTACATTGTAGGTGCAAAAGCTGAAAGTGGAAGACTTTTGCTTCGCAACAGACTGCTTGTTAAGAAGAGTGTGGAAGCACAGGAACTGGTTGAACAGACCATGCGTGAGATTGCCGCAGGGCAATTGTCTACTTCCACAGGTGACATACAGAAACGTAAAATTGTGTGGGATGATGATAAGTCAACGTACACACAGTACGCTATAGAATCGGTGAAGAATCAGACAAATGCTATCGTTGAACACGACATGCATGCGTCAGATGCAAAGATTGTAGGAGCAAACTTTAGAACAGGTTCCTATGATGAAAATGGACACTTCATTGCCACGGACGGCAAGGAAGAGGAGGAAGGAGATGAAGTCATGACGTTTGCTGAATATGTAGCAGGACTCAAGACCACTCTTAAGGCCGGTGGTGATGGAAACATCCAGACTGTTGTGCAGGAGTTGGGAATTGAAGTGCTCACAGAAGAGCACAAAACTCAGCTTTCTGTGCTTAAGAGTTTGAATGAAAAAGCTGGTGGAGACGCTGGCAAGTTCATTGACACTATGCTTAAGGAAAGACAGGACACTTTCGCTAGTCTTCGTGACGCTGAACTGAACAAAGAGTTCACCGTGAAAGAAGTACTTGGAATCGCAAAGGACATGTTTGCACTTAAAGAGGGTGGCATGACTGAGATTCAGACGGAAGTTGCAAGACTGAAAGGTCTTGACTCGATAAAGAACATGCAGACTTTCCTTGGAAGTCAAGTCGGTTATCAGCCCTCTGCTGGTACTGGTAAGACTAAGGAAACTGCAAGCAACACTAAGGCAGTGGAGGCTTAATTATGGCAATGACTCCTCAGAAGGCAAGCAACTATGATTTCCACACGGAAACTCTGCATGACCTCGTACCCGAAGTCGAAAACTCTTCACTCAGAACTGTTCTGCACAACGAGCTTGTGCTTTTGAAAGGTTTCTTTGGTGAAGTGTGCGACTACGATGGTATCGCAACTGAAGCGAAGGGTAACATTTGCATTGATGCAAATCGTACCATTCACACTAACCAAGTCAAGGCTGTACTTGACCCTGCCGCTTTTACGGTAGGCAATGTTATCTACTTTGTTCCACAGAGTGGAAACAATGTTGGATACCTTGCTCCGACTGCTGAAGCAACCGCTGTTCCTGTTGGTATCATCACTGGTGCAGATGCCGCAAGCAAGTGGGTAGAGTTCCGTCCCTTTGTGCAGACTGCTGACCTCAGTATGCTCCGTGACGTGAAGGGCGTTGTGAGTGGAATCACAGCAGACATTACTGCAATTGAAACCGAAGCCGCTTTGCATCCCGTAAAGATGGCAACTGCTGTTGTAGCGGCCGCAGATGCGGGTATTGACCTCACGCTTGCCGCACTTGGTATGAAACTCGGTGACACTATTGTAACCGTGTTCGCAAAGTCCACTGCTTCTGTGTTGAATGCAACTGTGAAGATTGGACACAAGGGTGGTGCTGATATCACTGACACTATCGACATTGATACCGCAAACACTGTGATTGCGGCCGCAAGTGTTGCCGCTGGTGTGCTCACTGCTGACGGATTGACTGCAACCACAGCTAGTGCAACTGATGCGTGTGTGTTGTACATCATGTACATCCCTGCGTAAGAAGGAGGAAGGATAAATGGAAATAACGACCAGAGAATCGTTGTATAATGCGATGGACGCACGCTTCAAGGCAGGGGAAAGACTGCACTTGCAGACTGATGAATGTGCACGTGTTGTCCCTACCATGTTTGGTGGCCCGAAAGCTATTCAAGCAATGGGTAAGGACAAAGCCTTTAAACTGATGGATGCTACCAAGCCCCTCAGTTCTGCAACCCCGATTATCGTGACTGGCAAGTACAGAAGCGGTTTTGAGGTTCCTTTCGTGGCAGATGGTGACAACAAGCAGTCCGTACGTGACTTGATTGTTGCCGGTAAGTTTGCCGCAAACAGTTTGCCCGACAACTGGCAGAACTTTTGGGATGCTCAGCGTATCGACTTGACTATCAAGAAGACCCTGCATCAGACTGTACGTCAGTTCTTCTATGAAGTTGTAAGCATGCCGAATGCTACACCTATCATGGAACTGCGTGAAATGTTCCCCTATGCTTTCGAGTTTAAGGAGAACAATGGTGAGGGACAGCCTGTACCGCTCGGGCAGAAGAGATTGGGACAGAACGATGTTATGGCGTTCTTCCTCAAGGCGACTGGTTTTACCTTTACGCTGATGGCTGACCTGTACGATGCAACTTTTGACATGTCCAAAGTCAATGATGGTGTAGCTATGGCTTATGCCCTCACTCGTGACAATGATGCAATGTTGCCGATTCTGTCGTACAACTATGCAATCAATGTGAACGGCAATGCACAGACTGCTCCCTTTGCTGATGCGGCAATGAAGAGACAGGAACTGTTGTACTGTACTCTGGAAGATGCAATTGACGACCTTTC